CTCAGATGTGCCTAGAATTAATTTCTAGTCCTCTGCCTGTAGCTCACCATCTCCAATTGTCTCCTAGTGTTAAATAGGAGAAGAGATCGAGTTTCCATAATAACTAAGGAAAAGATCTAAATAATGCAAAAAGGTTAATCACCTTTTCTATTTAAATCTTTTATCCAAAGTTTAGAAACTTTAGATCTCTTATTAGAGATAGCAAAGTTGTTAAAGTCAACGGATTTACCTTGGAAGATTGGAGCCCATCTATTCCACATTTTAAGTAGAATAGGTGATCTACCTCTCACTGTCGGAGTTCTTTCCATGACTAACCCAGCTTGAGATCTATTAATTAGAGTATATCTTTCTAATATGTCTAAATAAACAATAAACATATCAGATATATCTTCATAATGAGTCAACATAGCTTTGTTAATATCTTGGACAAGATCTTCGCTTTCTATAATTGCTTTGTTTCTCAGAGGTAACAATAATTTATTGATAACCTCTAAGATGGCAATTAAATAGAAAGTTTTATCCGTCTGTTTAAATATAGACAAGTATGACCAATCAACACTCGCATCTTTCTTTATCTGATTTCGAAGATCCTCTCGGATTTTTCCGAATTCAAAATAAACAAAAGCGTGAATGTAATTGTAAATATCAGATCTAATAGGAGCTCCTGAACCAAATAGTTCAAGAACTCTTTCCTTAGAGTCCGGTATTATACTTGCTATACTTATACCTCTTAGAACTGCATTGAGTTTACCAATAGGTTTATTAGTTGAAGAGATAACTCTCCATCCATAACCTAAAGCTCTAGCAACTTGACTCAAATTCAGATTGTATTTTCTTGAGAAAGAAATCATTTCTGAAATTGATTTACAAGCTGCAGAGAATTCTGTTAAGGAAATAGGTGAAACATCTATTCCCTTAAAGAACGTTCTCTTAGCAAATTCTAAAGAAGTACCAGAATGGGATATAACAGATTTGTGTAAACCACATTCTACTCCTAAAGCTTTCAAGATCTTCAAGTATGAAATCATAACTTGATGATCTCCAAGTACTAAATCATCCCCTAAAAGGGCATAATTAGTATAAAGCTTATGAGGAGAGATGATACCACAATTCCAAGCAGCACATTGAACGATAAAATGATGAGTAAGAGCTAACATAGCCCAACTTGATAAAGCACCCATAGGTTGACCAACTGCATAGGTAACTTCCTTTTCAGGAACACCGGCTGCTTTTGGCACACTATAGGTTCTACCAACTAGTAGAGTTTTCCATTTTGTCGCAAGATCTTCATCTCTAAAGATTTTAGAAAGAAGTTTAACTTGCAGACTAATAGGTAATCTATCAGTGGCAGAGCTTAAATCAAGAGAGTATAATTGTTTACTCTTAGTCATGTGTCCCAATGGTTTAACCTGATTAAAGGTTCCATCCATAGGGTATTTACTAATTAAAAATAGTAATACCTTATGCAATGGGTATAAAGCCCATTGAGTGAATGGATCAACCATTGCGAACACTCTCATTTTACCAGCAGGTTCATGTTTTAGTGCTAATTTTCCTAATTGTCTAACTGGTTTCCAGTCTTTAACCGGTCTTGTAACAAAGATATTCATAAGAATACTATGGACTACTGTCTCCTTCAGTATAGATACTGTAGGAGTAGCTGTATCGATAATTTTATCGATACTCATCCATATTGATCTCAAATTTGTTGAGATCACTTCTGTTGTAAGAGGTTTAAAGTACTTGAAAACCCAGCTTCCATCTGCTAAACCAACAGCATAGAACCAAGCAAATAAAGCTTGTCTCATGTCTGTTCGTAACAACATTCCTAACCCAGTAGTCACTACTGTGATAGGATGAGTTGCAAATGGATTAGGTCCATCTTCAGAAGATGAACCAGCTGAGCTTTTCCAAATTACGAAAAGTTTTGCATAACTTCTCATTTTACTATAG